GTTTCATTCAGGTATTATGGCGCCCGCAACGCAAACGGAGGTGTGGCCGAGTGGTTTAAGGCAACGGTCTTGAAAACCGTCGACTGTAACAGGTCCATGAGTTCGAATCCCATCGCCTCCGCCATATCTGATACGACAAAGCCCTGATTATTCAGGGCTTTGTCGTTTCTGGGGTTTGGACTTCCAGCGGCTTTTTTCGATGCGTTACAAAACTTTTTGCAACGCGTTACAAAACTTTCCCCTCTCCGGCGTCCTGCCAATAGTTAAAACACTCTTCATGTAACACGGTGCTACGCTGATTCCTTGGCTGCCAAGGAAACCAAAATGCCCAACTCCGACCTGCTCCCTTCCCTGCTATTCAAGATCAACGAAAACCAGCTCGCCCTTGAGGCCGCCATAATGGAACTGTCCAACTGGGTTGAGCAGCGCGGATCGGCCGATGTCGCCGAGAACATCCGCGGCGCACTCTGGACGATCGATAAGAACGAGGAGTTCATCAAGATGACCCTGGCCGTATTGATGACACCTGACTGACAGCTATCGGCCAGAAGCTGCCGCTCAATGGCGCCTATCAAAACTGGGTTGAAAGTTTTTTATAGACGTGCATCCAGTTTGAAGTCTCCTACGTAAATCTGTCACCCCTCATACGAAGGGTCGAATAATCCAGGAGACGCATCATGCACACGCTCATCAAACGCTTTGCGATTGCCTGCTTTACCCTTCTATGCCTCAACACCGGCCTTAGCTTTGCTGCGGATACCGTGATGGTTGGCGGGGCAGCCATGTATCCAAACAAAACTATCGTAGAGAATGCCGTCAACTCTAAAGACCATACGACGCTTATTGCGGCTGTCAAAGCCGCCGGCCTGGTCGATACGCTCAACAGCAAAGGTCCGTTCACCGTCTTCGCTCCTACCAATGAGGCCTTTGCCAAGTTGCCGGCCGGAACAGTCGACACGCTGGTCAAGCCCGAGCATAAAGCAGATCTGACCAAGATCCTCACCTACCACGTGGTGCCTGGTACTCATACCGCCAAGCAACTGATGGGGGACGCCAAAATGCATGGTGGCAAGGTCATACTGACCACAGTTCAGGGCGAGCCTCTGACTGTCTGGCTTCACGATGGCAAATTGTGGGTGGAGGACGCTAAAGGCGGTAAAGCAGCCATCACCATCGCCGATGTCATGCAGTCCAATGGCGTCATACACGTCGTCGATACAGTTTTGATGCCGAAGTAGGTGATGTGAGCTGGCGGAAAAAAAGAGCGGCTTCGATTTTTGGTGAAGGACACTGGTCTTGCTCAGCTATGCTTCGAAGAGCAGGGCCAGGAGTCTTCGAGGTTGAATTATGAAGACTATTTCGACTGCTGATATCGTCTACAGCACCCAAATACTGTGCATCTTTTGCGTACTTGGTCTGTTGATCATGTGGGGGCTCGAATTTGTTGGAAGGTATGGCCTCTACTCATTTGCAGTCGTAGTCATCTTCACCTCAGTAACTCTGTGGGGGGGGCACCAAAACGGATAAGAACGCCCCTGAGTTAATGATCCCAGCGACCTCCTCTCGAGCGGCTGCTTTCGGCCAATTGCGGCCCATCAATTAAAGGCGCTTTTGTCCGAAAAGCACCACTCAAAAATATCTGTAGCACGACGCGCAGGCACCGACCTCAAGGACGATGTAACCCTGTCGCATCCCGCCAGTACATGGTTTGTTCGAACTGAAAGCTAACTAGAAAGAAGGCTGAACACGACTGAGATATTGATTGGGCGACTTTTTCCAAATCGTCCATAGCCGACTCTCCCTCTGGTTCGGGCCCTTTAATTCTGATGGTACAACGCACAGCGACAGGAAAGTCGATACCCATTGTATTCTCAGCATAAATCGAGGGGTCACCGAAAGCGTCATCGGTACGTAATTTAAGTCCTGAGCTAAATTCAGCGTATAGCCCATCTTCTGTTACCTCGACTTTTCGAGCACCAGCATTCTCAAGGGCATTGCTCAATGTCAAAATTGTGAGCGTACTATCAGCTTCCAAGCACAGATCAAGACTCATCAATCCTCCCTTTTTCCCGATGAACACTTGCACCAAATTTGAATGCGATTGTCGCGACAGTGTATTTGACTAGCGGTACGAATGTCCGCTTTTGGCCGAAAGCAGCCGCTCATTACAGCTCGTCGCATATCCCTCGCCCGCTTTCCCTGCCTCGATTACTGTATATCCAAACAGCACAAAGCAAGGCACTTCCGTGGATCCCTCCGACATCGAAAACACCGACGACTGGCTCGGATGCCCGACGCCGCTCGAAACCTGCCGGCACCAGCTCGCCCTCTACGAAAATGAGTTCGAGGAGCTGAACCTGCAACTGCGCCAAGCCAGGGAACGAATATTCAAGATGGTCGAGATGCACACCGAGATCAGCAAGGAGTGCGACACTCTTCGATCACAGCTGACCGCAGCCAAGGCTGAAGCTGCCGAGGCTCACCGGCGAGCTAGCGACATCCAGATCAAAAGCAACTGGGAGCTGATGGCGAAGGACAAACACATCTCCCATCTGGCTACAGAGGTTAAAACGCTTAAAGGCGAGAATCCCTACGCGCCCTCCTTTCCCCATAAGCGGGACAACTCCTGAATGCAAGCCCCGCCCACCCGCCGAGCCAGAAAAGGTTTTGTGACGAAGTAAGCTCCAGCGGGTCTACGCTGAAAGCTCACGCGAGGAACTGGCAATGTGCGGACGACTTTCCCAGTACAGCGGCATTCACGACTTCGTGGCGGCGCTGAGCATGCCGAACGCCCTGATCAACTCGACCGGGGAGCAGCCCTTCGAGCGGTACAACGCCGCGCCGTCCGCTCAACTTACCCTCTTCCACCAGGAAGGCGATTTCCTTCACGCCGACATGGTCCGCTGGGGATGGCGCCCGCACTGGGCCAAGGATCGCGCGACGCCGATCAACGCCAGAGTCGAGAAAGTCGCCCATGGCCCGTTCTTCCGCACAATCTGGCCCCACCGGGCGATCGTCGCGATCAACAACTGGTTCGAATGGGTCGACGAAGGTGGACCGAAAAAGCAGCCCTACCTGATCAGGCACCGAGACCAATCGCCGATCCTGTGTGCCGCCATCGGTCAATACCCGAATGAGGAGCATAGCCCCGGCGAACACGATGGCTTTGTTATCATCACCGCCGACAGTGCCGGTGGAATGGTCGACATCCACGACCGGCGGCCGGTGGCATTGTCGCCGGAGTTGGCCCGGGAATGGCTGGGCCCGGCCACACCGAAAGAGCGCGCCGAGCAAATGGTGCTGCACCAGGGCGAACCGACAGAGGTGTTCGAGTGGTACAAGGTTGATCGGGCCGTGGGGAACGTCCGGAATCAAGGCCCCGAACTGATCTGCCCTGTCAGCGAATAATTTCTCGCAAGTATCCCTGGCACGCCTGAAGCGCGATCAATCCCCGGTCGCCGGTGTCGGTGATGGCGATAATTCGTTGAGCATGCGCCGGGTCAAGTCGGGCGCGTACGGCTGCATGATCCACGCCGCCGGCGCTGGTGGTGGCTGGCATACCGCAGCCTTTGGCAGCGTCGGCTGCGTCGAGGAGGACTGACAGCCGCAGATCAGAAGTGGCAAGGCGATCGCGCAGGCGATCTTGGTCACGTTGGGCATCAGTCATTTTCCTGAAGTGGGTTTGCTCACTGGCCGACAGCCTCTGCTCGAGCGCCAGCCGCTTGTCATGCTCAGCCTGCTGGGCTGTGGCGGCCGCCAGGGTCATTTGGTTGAGGGTGTCGGCGTGCAGCCGAGCCTGCTCTGCCAATTGCCGCTCGTAGCGCCAGTCCTGAAACTGCCAGGCACTGGCGGCGCCGATCAGCACCAGCGCTAGCACGCCCACCGCTTTCCACGGAACAATCATCACGGCACATCCTTGAAGAAGACGTGGCCACCCAGCTTGAGGGTCTGCTTCGCCTTCGCCGCCCAGGCCGGCGCCTTGATGCTGGTTGCGTAGTAATGCGTGGCGCCGCCGGTTGGATCAGGTACCGCGCCGTCGATCACCTGGTCAGCAGCGATCCGACATTGCGCCAACTCGCGGAACGGGATCTGCTTCACGCCGATCAGGAACTGATAGTTGGGGTCGGTCTTGTTCCAGCAGCTGAACTGGTACGGCTTCTGGCACACGCCGGCGTAGCCCTCGCCCCACCACGAATTGGGCTTGCCGTCATTCACTCGGTTGCGGATGGTCCACGCCACGGCGATCTGGCCGGCCGTACCTTCGCCGCGGGCCTCGCCCCACAATGTGCGGGCAAGGATATCGCGGTCTTTATCGGTTGCAGTCATCGCTTTTCTCCAGACAATAAAAAACCCGCCGAAGCGGGTTTAAGTTTTTAATACTATTATTTACGCTGTCACTTTTTCTGAATCGCCAAAAATGCGCTTTTTTATAAACATCTTAATCGGAACAACAATGTATCGGTCAAATGCCAGCGAGTACAAAACTGCAGCAACAATATAGAATGGCCACGAATGAACGGTATCAAGCTGATAATATTGGCTTGTGATATCTGACGACTTTATAACACCAAAGACACAGAGCAAAACATTCAACACAAAAAATCCGAACAGGTGGTGCAGCAATATTGGAAAAGAGTTCTTGCCTATATAACCAAGAACCATCGTGAATGACTTGTTGCTAGAGGCTATTTGAGCTATCCCGTAAAAAAACGCTATACCCAGCACACTGCTGAAAATCGGCAAATACGATGCCTGATATTTTGAAACCTGCATCCAAAAATCCAGATTACCGGCGAAAACCAGCATCTGTTGCTGCACCACATATAGGGCAGCCAACACGAGCACATTGCTGAAAAAACGTTGAATATTATACCTGACGACAAGCGAGCCTAAGTAATAGAAGAATATCGCAAACATAAAGCGATACAATACTATCTTGTCAAGTGGCGCATAGTTTTCAGAATACATTTTCATACTGTAATTCACTGCTAGGAAAGCAAGCAATAAATACAAGCAGAAAAAAACTATTGACACCACCCCTTCGCCGAATCCTTCAAATAAAACAGCTAAGCGAGAGTGGATAACAGAGAAATACACCTTCACAAAAAACAGACAGGGAATAAACCAATAAGCAGAAGTAAACTTATACGCCCCACCCGTTGTGAATTGATTACCGATCAAAAGTTCAAGGCTGAACGGCTGAGCGAAAGCATCGAAACCGATACGAGAAATAACCCAGCAGGCGACAGCATAAAACAAATAGAAAGCAGTCGAATACAACAGCAATGCTCTTACATTCTTAGTTATGGTGGATATGACTCCATCAACTTTATACTCAGAAAAAAACAAACCGGAAACAAAGAAAAATAACGGCATATGAAAAGAATAAGGTGCGAAGGCGACCATTGTCGCCCCGCTACTTGCATGCCCAGAAACAACCAACAATATTCCCAGACCGCGCAGAACATCAACGCTCAAATCCCTGTTTTTCACTAACCCTCTCCACATCACAAACGATCGATAGCAATCCTGTAGGTCGCGATGATATGGAGAGATTGATTCTGATGCTATAGCTGGTTATCAGTAGTCATGGGCTCAGGAAGATCTCCCCCACGAAGCCGTTCGCGGTGCGGTTGCGGTTGCGGTTGCGGTTGCGGTTGCGGTTCCGATGTCCATGCCACGCCGATCTGTCCGGCCGTACATTCGCCGCGTGCCTCACCCCAAATCGTTCGGGCGAGGATGTCGCGGTCTTTTTCGATTGCAGTCATCACTTTTCTCCAGGCAAAAAAATACCCGCTCGGTGGCGGGTTTCGTTGATCGTGTCGGATCACATCGTTTCGGCGGCGCTCAGCATTGGCGCGGCCACAATCTCCGGGACCGGAGGTTGTGCTGGCCACGCGGGAGCCTGATACCAGGTTGGCTGAACCGTGATCTTGCCCAGTGCGAATTTGTACCCCTTCCAGGCTTTCAGCGTGATGAGCAGTGAATCCTGTTCGGCAACATCCTCATCAGTTGCCTCTCCCACTTCGATGCCGAAGCTGATCGTGTCGACTCGATCCTGAATGCGGGCAATCTGCGACACGGCCGTGCTGTTGCGTGCCGCCAGCTCAGCTTTTGCCAGCGCCAGTGCCTCCGCAGCCAGAACGGCATCCTTCATCGCTCTGGTGACCAATTTGCTCCAATCGATATTCATTTCGTAGCCTCCACGGCGACGGCAGGATCTGCCAATGGCTGGGGCAGGCTCACAACACCGTCAGGAACATTGAGCAGCGGCTCCGGATATGCCTGCTCCGGACTGAAATTGATCGGCAGCGGCAAGAAAATAGTCAGCGCCAGCTGGCCATCGACGCGATCGACCTGGCCCGCAAACCACTGCGAGCTGATCGCGGCCGCCGGCAAGGTGTCACCGTCGGCCAGCGGCGAGAAATCGAACACCTCACCATTCACCACCAGTGAATCACCGTTCCGGGCGAGACTTAGGGTGTTGTCGCTCCGGATTGGACGTAATTCAATTCTCATCAGAACCATCTCCCAATCGCAAAAATGTTAAATGCCACGCTCGACGTGACCGTCGACGCCGCTGGGGAGGCGAGGAACAAGCTAAACGTGTTGCCATTCGTGGCATCCGCCAAAGGGCACCATGCCGCACGACCGGCCGCAGACGGATCCCGCACCTGAACAAAGAGCAGCGGTGCAGCGGAGAACAGGGCCGGCATATTGCCCACGATCGGGCCAGCAAACCGGTTCGCTGTCACAGCAGTCCAGCCTGGGGTAAGGCTAAGTGTCTGCACCGTGATCATCAGTCCGGAGGCGAACTTCACCCATGAGCCGGCGGCGCTCGATCCAGACTCAAAGATCGCGCCCGTGGGAACTCCACCGTTCTGGGAGACTGTGCCTAGAATCGCGGCGATCGCTGCACTGCCCAGCCCAAGGCCACTACGGGCATCTGCAGCATTCTTACCACCGGTGCCGCCCTGAGCGAGAGACAGAGCTGTCGTAAGATTTGACAAGGAAGTGATGTCGCTGTTGGCACCCGACTTGGCCGCGCCGAGGGTGGACCTGAAGGCTGGAGCGTCTGCATCATCCAGCAGCGTTTTACTGAAGTCAGATACGCCCAAGTTGGTCAGCGCAGCCCCAGCGGTGATTGCACCAGTTCCCCCCTTGTCTACCGGCAGCGTTTCGTAGTTACCGGTAGACCCAAGCGCTTCAAGCTTTGATCCCCACTGACGATTGATGTTGTTGAAGGAGTCGGCCAGAGCCTTGGGATAGCCCTGCACCGGCATGATGGCGTAGGCGACACCGCTGGCTGTTGGCCCCTTGTAAGCCGGAATGATCGAAATCACTGTCGCGCTCGCGACGTTGCCGATCTCATAGCTGGCCCCATCGGGACCGATGAATGCGTCACCGATCCGGGAGTTCGCTGCAAAGTCTGCATTTGTGCCAATGACAGTCGTTGATCCATTGGTGACCGCGACGGTCCCACCTCTGAGCCAGGGCATGGCATTTCCTTAAATTTGGTCAATAAAAAACCCGCACTCGGCGGTCTGATGGTGTGCGGCTGGATCACAGCGGCCGCATGGGCTTGGCCGCAAATGTGGTTCGCCCGTTCTTGGCCGTTCCACCCTCCGAGCTCACCATGGCGCCCACGTAACCGTTGAGCGTCGAGCGAACGCCCGCATGAAAGCCGCATGGCGTCTGCAGTGTGGTATTGCCGTTGTAGATTTTTCCGCCGAGTAGCGTGGATGCTAAAAAATAGTCATCGTAAGACCCTGTCCAGGGCATCTGGCATCCGCTCCAGTAGATCCCAGAGACCTCGCCGCCGCGGTTATCGAGAGACCAGCCTTCGTTGATCGGCAGCCCGGTCATCACCAGAAGATTGTCCGCGCCGACAAAGATTTGTTCGCCCGCAGCGTTGCGCAAGCGCAAGTCGTATTCGTTGGGTGGCGAAGTCGAACGGAATGTTGCGACGAGCCAGCGCCCACTGCAGTCGGAGCTATTGAACGGCGATATCAGATGCAGCCTGAAATAGAAACCCGTCCAGTTCCCTGGTCCACCCATCTGAACCAACGAGTGGTACATGCCTTGGTTGTAGGGGTTCAGGAACACATGCGGTGCTTCAGTGGTAGTTATCGGTGATGGATAAGTGATGACTGCTTGCGTGATCGTTACGGGCGCCGTCGCTGGCTTTCCGATCGTATAGGTGCCGGAAGCCGCCACGTTCAGCACTTTGTTTTCGCTATCGACCTGAAAGAAGTTCTGGCCGTTGCGCGACCTGAATCCGTAGTCCATGCCCTCCTCCTATTGATAGGTCAAAATAAAAACGTTGAGCACCAGCCCCTGCCCGCGCCGTACCCTGAGCTGGCCCGGCGACCAGAACACGGCCGGCAGTGCAGCTTCCTCATTGGTTGGATTGGGCAGCGTCACGCATACAAACGACTGAGCAGTGATCTCCGGCATGTTGATGAAGCTGGTGAAGTCACTGGTGATGGGCGGCACCGTAACTTGCCTGGTTACGACTGACCGGACTGTCATCGTTGATGTGTCCAGTGTGACCATTCCAGCAGCGTTCTTCGTCCTTGCGCCGTAGTAATCCATCACGTCATCTTCCCGAGCGCGGCGCGCTCGATGTAGTTCAGGTCGTAGACGTATATGCCGTTGTTGTTCAGCAGGGTGTATCCGCTGTCAGACTGGCCGCGAAGCGTAAACGTCCCGGCCGGAATGTTGATCTCCAACAACGGCAGCCCCTGATTGTTCAGCGCCGCAGAACGTAGCGTCATGCCAAGTACCAATTCCTTGATGAAGGCCTGACTGATGATCGCCGTGTTCATGAACACCTGGCCGCCCTGAACAACGAACGGTGCAATCATCTGACCACTAACCTCATCCAGAATCGCGAAACGCTGAGCAAACGCGAGGATCTGCGACTCCTGCATCTCGCCTTCCACGCCGATCGCCAAACCTGCCATCACCGTCCGCCCACCAACAGTGGTAGATGTCTTGATGGTGGTCAGCGCAGACACCTTACCGTTGAGGCCGGAAACAGCCGTACTGGCGATCTCTGCCTTAGCCGTAGCGTCATTGGCTGTTGCCGTGAGCGTTTCGATTTTCTGAGCTGTGGCCTGCTTGTCAGTGGCGACCACTTCCTCGAGGGAGGTAAGGTTAGCGGCGTTCTTGCCTACAGCCGCATTGAGCGTGGTGTAACGAGTGGCCGAGGCCAGTTTCTCCTCTGCGATGACTTTCTCATTCGTCACGATACTTGCAGTGCTTTGGTACGCCTTCAGGGCCTCATTCATTGCCCCCGTGCCGTCGTCCTCCCGCCAGGCCGCTTGCAGCGCCTGCATCGTCGAAGCTTGCGCCGTGACTTTGCCGTCGATGGTATCGATCTGGGCGGTGTGCTTCTGGATCTGCAGCGCCATTGCATTGGAGGTTTCGGCAATCGTGCCCATGTCGTACCAGAATTCAGCATTCGGCGGAGGCGTATCAACGGGAACAGCCTTGATGGCCGAGAACAGGCGACCATCGAGTCGAACCACCTCACCTTGCCCATATGCCTTCGCCGGGTCATAGATCATTGCATCGGTGATCTCGCCGATCAGGCTTTCAAGCTCCTGCTTGGCTTGCTCAAGCCGCTCATTGACCGAACCCTCGCCATCGCCAGAGATTTTTCCAATCTCCTTGAAAAGCTGCTCTCCCAAGGCTGATTCTTGGATTTTCCCAAGGAAGTACTGCTCGTATTCGGACTGGTCGATGCTCACCTGCCCGTTGACACCATTTACAGCCGGGAACCATGGCCCCACGTTGCCAATGCGATCCACCAGTCGCCCCCAGAAGAACAGACTGGTGCCTGGCACGACGTTCTGCATTTCGTGATTCGATTGCGGATAGGCGAAATCCGCCAACTTCACAGCGGTAGCCAGATCGTTGATCTTGTTGTTCCAGATCTCGGTGCGCTGGGTGTCTTCCGCGCCAGGCGGAAACCCCCACTCCAGACCAATGCCGTAAACCTTGCTGATCGTTTTCAAATACGCCAATGCGGGTGGCAATCCTTGCTTACCACTGAGGTTGGTCAGAACCGAGTTGCGCCACTGCGACGAGATGTCGAACGCACTCACCGCGCGCACCCGGGCCACGTAGGCGCCAACGTAGATCCCGAGCACGTCCACGTTGGTCATCCCGGTGCGCTGCACCTTGATCCAGTTGCCGCTGTCCTTGCGCCACTCCACGTCATAGCCGACTGCGCCGTCCACGGCGGGCCAGCTGATAGTCATCGTGGCCACCGCCAACCCCTGCACCACCGACGACGTCGACGTGAGGCTCACGCTCGCCGGCGCCGGTACGACGGTGATCGGAATTACGCTTATCGGCCGCTCTTCCAGGCGCGCGCCGGTATCGATGTGCGCGAATTTGCTCGGTTCGAACTGCAGCGCACTGATTTCGAAGTCGCCCTCGGTGGTGCGCTTGGTGCGCAACACGCGATACAGCGGGATAGCCAGATCATCGGCGTCGAGCGCCCATTGCAGTTGCGCTACTGGTGGCTCGCTGTAAGCGACAGTCACCGTTACCGCGCGGCCGTTGACGCTCTGCACGGTGCGCCCTTCGGCGCGGCCGCCCGGCAGGTTGATGATCAGCCGATCACCGGCCTTGGCCTGGGTATCGCGATCGAGCGTCACCACGCGGCCAGCCGCTGACGAGATCCGCCCGCCGACTTCCCGCCCGGCCAGCAACGAATCCGCCACCGGGATGATGTGGCCCGGCAACGGAATCACGCCCTCCATGCCGGTCTTGAACGACACGGTGCGGTCTTGGTTGTTGCTCAAGATCGCCCACTTGCCGCGGCGCTGGGCCTCGGAGGCACGGGTGCAGCCAATGGCACTCAGCTCGGTCGGCCGGTCGCCGTAGCGGCGCTGCAGATCCAGATCCGCGAACGGAATGACGTCGGTGTCGTAGTTGTTCGCCGGGTTGTCATAGCTGACCAACGCCCGGGTGTACCGGGTCTTCGCCGAAGCGCTGCCATACGAGAATTTGCCATCGATGACGTTGGCCCGGGTGAAGACGTAGTCGAAGTCCTGCGCGCGCGGCATGTCGGCCTGCATCACCAGTTGGCCCTGCGCCCAGTAGGTCATGCCCCGGTAAATCGCCGAGATGTCACGCAGCAGCGACCAGGCATCAGCCTTGCCCTGAAGGTTCATGTCGCAAAGGAAGCGCGGCTCCTGACCGCCAAGCCCGTTCGGCACAAGCTGGTCGCAATACTGGGCAATCCGGTAAAGCTCCCACTTGTCGACCATGAATGGCTTGATGCGCTTGCCCAAGCCGAAACGGTCTTCGGTGCAAATGCCGTAGGTGATCCACGCCGGGTTGTTGGTCCAGGCCGATTTCATCGAGCCGTCCCACGTCCCGGTGTAGGTCCGGGAGATCGGGTCGTAGTTGCTCGGCACCATCCAGCGCCGGGCTTTGCACTTCACCGTCACGGCCGGGATGTTGGTGAACTGCTCGGCATCGAATTCGATGTAGAGCAGCGCGGTGTTCGGGTAACGCAGCTTTGCGTCGATCACTTCCGTGTAGCCGGCCACCAGCATGGTGTCGGCGACCTTGTTGCTGTTCTGGTTCGGCGTCAGGCGGCGCACGCGGATCTGCCAGCCCGTGGTGGCGGTCGGCAGGTCGATACGGCGCGAACGCTCGTAGCGCGTGGTGGTTTTGCCGTCAACAGCGTCCACCAGCACCTGCTGATAGGCGCCGCCATCGGTGGCCACGTCAATTGCGTACTCGATGCGGTAGCCGCCGACATTGCCTTCATCGTCCGACCGTTGCAGCGCAGGCCAAGCCAGGCGCATCCGTACCGCCGACAACTGGGTATTGCTGATCGAGCGCACCCACGGCGAATCGCTGCGCAGCTCAATGTTCAGCGAGGTCTCGTTTTCCACGGACGGGATGCCCGGGATGTAGGTCTGATCCACTGAGCCCGGGCGCCATTCCCACTTCACGTTCGGGAAGTTGTAGTTGCCGCTGGCATCGCGTATCGGCGTGTTATCCAGGTAGATGTCGTAATCGGTCGGGACGCTGTCGAATTCGCCCTCGCCCACGGCGATCAGCAATTTCGCCAGGTTGGTCGAGCGCAGGCTGTCACTGGCTTCGACCGGCGACTTCGGCTTGCTGCTGCCGCCCTTCTCGCCGTAGATCTCGATCTGTTGCGCTGCGCCCATGCTTTCCTCCAGGCATAAAAAACCGCCTCGCGGGCGGTTGGTGTATTGCTGTCCTGCCTACACTTTGTCTTCGGCCAGGATCGAGGCCGAGATGATCATCCCACCCCATCGGCGCTCTCCGATGCAGATCGGCACAGGGTTGCCGCTGGCCGTGGTGTTCTTGGCGCTGCCAAAGGCGTAGGACGGGGCGTTCTCCGGTGAAGAGCTTTGCGAGAGCCCGCCCTGCTGCGGGCTCAGCATCTGGATTACGCCGCCGGCCGTGGAGGCAATACCTCCTGCTATAAGTGCCGCGCCTTGAGCGGTCGTTGATCCATAGGCAAAAAAGCCCACGGCAATCAATACGACACCGAGCACGGTTTGCAATACTCCAGCCCTTTTGGCTCCACTGATCACGGGTACGATTCGAATCTCGTTAACTCCGCCCAGATCCATTTGCTTGGGATTGTCCGCGCCAACGTTTTTGCGATTTCGATATATGGCGAATCGCAGACCCAGCCGCTGTAGCCGAGCGATTTCTTCTGTCCATCCGTCAACGGTAGCCCTCAAGGCTTTCAAAGCCTCCCATCCGTTCCCACCGTCCAACTGGTATTCCTTTTTCCGGAAAAATTTCTTCGCGAGAGATCCGCCGAGATAGATAGTGGTCTTAGGTGAATAATGAATTGCTGTCGCTGCCATAATTTTTCTCCGGACATAAAAAACCCGCCGAAGCGGGTTGTTGTTTTCAAATTGCTGTGGGCGATATATCAAATGAATCGCCGGATAATGTGATTCTGCGCCTGACCGTTTCCCCAGCCTTGATATCAACCTCGCGCTCGACTAAACCCCATCCACCGCATGCGGCGCTAGGCTTGACGCCCAGTACATGCTTGCCAGCCTCTACACCAAAGCGCGCTACCTCACCAGAGGCAAACTCGGCCGCCAAAGCACCATCAATGTACAGTCTGTAGTTGCATCCCGCCCCGTATAGACCACTGTCGCGCGTAACCAATAGCTGAGCATCCGACTTTCCCGAAAAAGCGAAAAGCCGATTGCTCGGCACAGGATCTGCCTTATCAGCTGACACCGGCGAAGTTGTGCATCCGGCAAGCATAAAAAAAGATATAGCGCTGATAGCAAGAAAGCGCATGAGAATTCCTTCCAGTGGAGTAGACCGGCAAGAAATTAGCATGCGCACACGTGTCGATGGAATCAGTGACGCTTCTCGCCTAGAACCTCGCCGCTCGCCGCAACTCTGAATAGTCCTGTCCAATGCTCCACCAGATGGGGATCAGCGGGCATGCAGCACCAGCCAAGAAACTGTTTAACTACGGGGTGATGTCCTCCTGCCGTTTGAATAAGTACCTCTGGATCTATTCCGTAATCAGCGCAGAAGGAGCACCAAGCAACTTTTGCAGCATTCATTTGAGCCATCAAGGGAGGTGCGTTTTCTGAGACCTGTACAGAAAGGGCAAGGCCGCGCATCTCCAGTTCAAAAAGCGTTGCAACGCGAGGGAGCATCCGAGCAGTGTTCAAGTACTCCAGATCATGAACTTCAACCTGCTCTAATGGGCTGCTGTCCATCAGCTTCTTTACCTCTTTGAAGTCCTTGCGCGCCATGGCCTCGATCGTCAGCCTTACCCGCTCCGGTGTTTCAATTTTGCTGTAGTCCATCGTGAATCCCTTGAGGTGGTTTCGGTACGCCGAAAGCCCCGCATCGGCGGGGTTCTTCGGGTTCGTGAGAGCGCCGTCCTTGGCTTAAGGATCAGCCTTGCGCGAGAATTTCCCGGAATCGCTCTACCGCTGCGCCATTGTAGAAAAAGGTCTCACACTGGCGATCGCTGTACTTTGACTTATCGAGGCGAATCTCCCCGTACTGATCGGTCTTCAAGCCATGCAGATTTGCAAGCCTGCCGATTTTCTGCGCGCTGACTCCGAACAGTTCGCCAACCTCCCCCGCTAACTTCAGGCTCTCTTCGACCTTCGGCAGTGGAATCAGGCGCTGACCGAATGCGAGCTCTGAAATGTGACTGAGTAAGGCTTGCTTGCTGGTATCCCCGAGGTTGGGCAGATGAGCCAGTGCCAGTTTGCCGAACTCGACAGCAGAATCATTTGCTGCGGGCAACTGAGAGCGAGGGTTTACGGCGTGCCCGTCGTTCCAGTACTGCCAGAGCGCATCATCGCACTCGTCTTGGAATTCTTCGATCTTCTGCCGAGCCGCCTCGCTTTTGACCCTATTCGGCTCAAGTGTCGAGAGCCAGCCAGGTAGTTTGCGAAGGGGTATGCAGACAGCTTCTTGTTCGCCCCCAGCGGAAGGGGTGGTCATGATGACCATCCCCCAGCGCCTTTGATTTGCAGTCAATTTGCGATGCTGGCTCTTCCAGTCGATACCCATCCCTTCAACCATTGGCTTCATCGGAACAAATGGCTGACCGTCGCGCTCAACCAAGTACAAATCAACACCGTGAAATGGAACTGTCATCAACGCATTCATGCCGACTTCCTCTGCTCAATAGACGCAGCCACATTCGGATTGAAGCCGTCGAGCGGCATCAAGCTTTTCTCCGCGACCGAGTAGCGCTTACCTTCAACCAGCATCAGCCAGTTCTCATCGGTCTTTCGGATCAGCTGACCAGAGCGACCCACCAGATTTGGCCGCTCGGGGGTAAGAATCAATGCTCGACCGCCTCCCTTCAGAGTGAAGTTCATGCCGCGCTCCTCATCACCGTGCCGGGATCCATGCCAATGCGCACAGCCGCTGCTTCCATATCGGGCAAGCGCTTTGACAAGGTCGTCATCGCCAGCGTTGAGTCGCGGAAGTGGTCAAGCATCTCAGCGCCAGCAGGCGATCGAAGCATCCGAAAAGCTGCTGCAAGTTGGTAGCTGTCGTAGATCCTCTTTACCGCCGAAAAGTGGTGCATTAAGAAGAACACGTCGTACAGCTCTCGATCTGTCAGCGTGTTGCTGTGACTGGTCGGCTCTTTCGGTAGAAACTCACCTTCTTGCACGACATAGGCCGCGATGAAATTGCGTGCAGCATCAAGTTGATCAGCGGGAATGTCCGCCGCGGATCGAACACCGAACGCAGCATGAGTCTGCGACCATATTTTCGCAGTGGCGCGGCGCTGAGCAGGAACCGGAAGGCTCGAAACCTTACCCTTCACTACCGCGCCGAGCATGTGAAAACCGTCGGTGCCGATGGTCTGGCCGATGAGGGTTTGCATCTTGCCTTCGCCATCCTCATAGCGACCATGCTCGCGGATGGCAGGCAGCACCTCACCGGCGAGCCACATCTGAAACGGCAAAGCCTTTGGTTTGTCGGAGCGACCAATGAAAAAATACAGTCCTTGCTCGGATAGCATCAGCACCTGCTGGCTTCCTCCAAGGGTGTGAATCCGATTCACACCCTTCCATTGGCCTGGCACATGATCGACGACACGGGCAGCGTTACTGGATTTTGCATACTCCAGCGAGGCAATCACGTCCTTGGCTACGAACCACGACTGACCATCGATCAGCAGGGCGCGCACTTGTTGCTTGCCAAAATTGAAGGGAATTACGTTTGTGCTATTATTCGACATGACGATTTCTTCCTGGTAGTTGATCTCGTTAACCAAAGCCCCGTCGCCTGCCAGCGCTGGGGTTTTTTTATGCCTGTTGCTTTTCATGGTCCTGTTCCTGCTCAAGAGATTTTCTAAGCCGGAATACGATCTCGCCGCTGAGGCTGCGACCGTTTTCAGCAGCCCTCATCTCAAGCTTCTCTCGCATTTCGCACAGCATCCGTACAGCGGTGGTAATTTTCAGGGCTTTCATGACGACTCCTTGTTTGCGTTTTGTGAGTTTAATGCCTTTTGTGACTTCGTCAAACAATTTTTGCTTTTTGTGCGTTTGCTGTACGCTTCTAGAGACATACAAGGGAGTCAACATGTCGACTGATTTTGCCAATCGGCTCATCTCACTCCGAGGTGAAAAAAATCTTACGCAGCAACAACTTGCGGATGCTGTGGGCATTACCCCGTCGCAGATTTCTCGCTACGAATCTGGCCAGGCAAAGCCGAGAAGAACCGTCCTCTTTAAACTGGCCACGGCCCTTGGTGTTACCGTTGCGGAGCTGAGTCCAGATCAAATCCTTCAAGTGGTTGTGGGTGAGCGAGAAACAAGCGCTCCGCCATTCAAGCTCCGTCAGCGTATGTTTGATGAGCTAGCGGCAATGGATGGAGAGGAAATTCAAAAGATAAGGGCAGATGCTGAGGAAGCAGGAATTCCCTTTGAAAAGTACGTCACGGATAGAGCTGAGAAAAACTTCATTGAGATGGCCAAAAAAGCCACAGAGTCTGGCGACATCGCCGCAGCAGGTTTCTACAACGTGTTCGCGTACATCCTGTTCGGCACCAAGATGAGGCTTGTAGACCCTAAAGAGAAGACCGAGACATAGATCCCTGACGCCCTATGTTGACCATAGGGGTATTCACAATATGAACACCCCACCTAAGCCCGGCCCACCGGGCTTTTTCATTTCGCACTAATAGTTCTGGGGTGAGGTGTTACGTTGCGGCCTTGTGCCTCAGAATCAGGCGCGTCCTTTCAAGCCACGGCCCCCCGAAAACGATTACCTCAGACGGCCTGCCATACAGGTGGTGCAGGAGAAATGGCCCGGGGCCGAAAGTCGCGGCATCCTCTCCCGGCAACACCGGATCGGTGCCGAGGAAGATACCGGCATGATTCGGGTAAACGGTGCGCCCAACTTCCATCACGATCATGTCACCGCGCTGTGGCTGGTCGACACGGTAGAATCCGGCGGCCTCGTAGTTCGCCTCGTACAGGCTGGTGTTTCCCTTACTCTCCCACCAGCCATCGACACGCTTGAAGGCTTCGAACTCAAGATCCCACTCGCGCATGTACCAATCGGCGCAGACTTGCCAGCAGTCCCAGGCACCGTGCACGAATGGCCGTTTCAGCAGCGGTACTTCACCGGTGGGCACGATAGTTCTGAGGTCGCCTTCGGGCCAACTGAGAATGTGCCACGGCATGGCCGTCGCCTCGCACATGGCCAGGTCGCGCGGTGACGGGCGACTGGTGGCATCCGGATGCGAATGCACCACGCCGATCACCTCGCCGATGTCTTCGGCAGCTGCGTACTCCTCGGGATCGATCCGGAACTCCTCGTTCGGCTCGGTCGAGACGTTGTTGCACGGGTAATACTGCTGTTTGCGGCCCACGGCCAGCAGCAGCCCGCAGCACTCTTTCGGGTACTCGGCAGCTGCATGCGCCTGGATCGCGTTCAAAATGTGTTTACGCATATCAGCTCCGTGCGATCAGCGAGACGGCCGGGAAGCCGCCGAAAGGCAGCGGGTTGCCCTCGCCGAAGCGCGGGATGCAGCCCTTACCCAGAGTGGCGTCGCACTCGTCCAGTTCAGGGTTGTCGGTGGCGACGCCATCCTTGGTCACGTACGGGCCGGTGTAGCCGCAGTTCGGCCCGCGGTAGCCTCCGGTGAGGCACCAGTGGCACAGCGTCGTAGCCTGCCGGCCGATGGACTCATTGCCAACGTCGCCCGGGCTCGCAAGCTCCCAACTGACATTCTCCCCGTCCTCGTTAGTTTTCTGGTCGATGTACCAGACCTCGATTGTCTCTTGGGTTGGGTCTGCCGTCGGGTTGCCCGCCGGGAAGTTCGCCGCGTCCAGGTACGTGCCCAGCGTGTGACGCATCGTCAGCTTGAACTCGAGCAGATCCTCGAACGCCAGACAGAGCGCAGTGATGCGCCCATTGACGTTGCCGACCGAAAGCGTCGGCCGTACCGCAGTTCCGTCACCGTTCGCCTCGATACCGTCGATCTGCATCGGCCAAGCGCTGTACTCGTTGCCCTGCCAGTAGATGGCCTTCGCCGGCAGTTGGTCTGCATTGTCGCCGGCGGCGATCAGCTCGGCCGCCGTATGCGGGATCGCATGCCCGTGGAAGCGCAGAACATCCGCGCCGTAGTCCCTGCCGTCCAATTCAAAGAGCAGCACTTCGCTGCCAGGCTCAAGCACCTGGATGTCACTGATCAGCGGCATGATTGCCCCTTATGGTTGGAATGCCCGCTCGAAAGTGGCGGTGAGTTTGAAGACCCC